TAACGTGAAGCAAAGAGTATCTGAGACTCTCAGCCTACACGGTTCAACACTGGCACACAACACGGTCTTATTGCAACTGAACGGCAAAGCAAAGAATAACGTGTCCTTCACGATTGATGGTATAGGAGTATGTATGCATTCCGCATCCGCAAGTTTTGAAGCGTCTGGCAACGTAATTCAGCAGATCAAATCAGCTTTCGAAGCGTCGGGACACTTGGTTAGGCCAGCAGAATTGACATCTCCGCTAACGGGTTCATGTTTGAAGGCCTGGAATTTCACGTTTGCGTTGAATGGTAGAAACATGGCCGTCTTCTGGATGGCTAGCATAGATGAAGATGAGGAAGACTAGATGAGTACCGAGGACTACGTTGTCATCCCGCCTGATAGTACTGGGAAGAAACTGCGGGCGCTCAAGAAAAATGTCGGTGGAAACGACGTTTACGATGAAGTTGTCGCTGTTGAGGATGGCAACGGAAACATCATTGACCCGCGGCAAGTGACTGTCACAGATTTGCTGCGTGGGCTTACTGATCCCGCTACAGGCCAAAAGGTGAATGAAGTTGACCTAACGTGGAATGCTGACAGCACGGTAGCAACCATTGTTTTCAAGGATTCTGGTGCTGTTACGCTGTTTACGTTGACTTTCACTTACGTTAGTGGTAACGTGATGAAGATTTTGAGGTCCTAGTATGGCCATTACCTACAATGCTGGAACGAACACGATAACGGTAGTCGGCGGTCCTTACAATTTTACAGACGTCTATAACGCCGACGTTGCGGGTGGATGGGGTGTCAGTCACCTTCAGGGAACTGCTCAATTTCTTTTTGACGCGAAAATCGTTGTTGGCGATGGAACTACTCCTACAACCTTTTCTGATGCGGGCAAACAAATCGTGTTTTCGGATGGCGTTTTGTCCGCTAACACCGAAAAGTTCATCTATGTATGCAACAATGCAACGTTCACACTTGGCACTTTGGCAGATGCGGCGACAAAACGAACTAGAGACGGGTGTTCCCTGTTTTCTTTTGACACTACCTATTACGGGTACTTAGTCGGTCCACAAAGTAATTCCGCGCTGATTTATCTATACGGATGCAATTTGTACAGTCCAACAATGGAGGCGTGGTGGCAAGCAGTAAATGCTTATAATATCAACTGTAACGGGCGAGCCTATCCCCACATTAGTGTCTACACAATCGCTCAAGATTACAACAACGTCATAATTTCAGGAGAAGGCACAACAGGCACAAGTTTCGGGATTCGCCGACCACGTTCAACCACTCAACTTAATAATATTTTCATACTGGTAAATTCGTCAAAAATCTGGTTCCAAACATACGCAGGCACAGTTAAGAACGTATGGTTTAGGGGACCAAGCATCACAGTTCGAGTTGAGAGCACTAACGTAGATTGTTACGTTGTCAATGCTGATGACGGCGGCGTAGCATGGACGTTTAGTTGGGTGACGAGTACGGGGCGGGTGTTTCGTCAGTACGAGTTTGACTTAAACGTCACTGATAAAGATGGCAACAGCATAAGTGGTGCAACGGTTACGTTGAAAGACAAAAATGGCACTGTGGTTTTCAGCGTGTCCACAGCTGCTGATGGTACGATTGCTACTCAGACTATTTCGAGGGGGTATTATGATCAGGCGCATGGTAATACTCTTCAGGAGTATAGTCCTCACACGTTGACCATCACAAAAACAGGGTACCAAACCTACAGCAAAAAATTCGCGCTATCCGCAAAAACAAATTGGGACGTCAAGTTGGCAAAGTGGAGCCAGATTTTGCTTGATAATGGTAAACCCGTCTTGAATATTGTTCCAACTAACCCTGAAAATAAGCTGATTCTAACCCTTTAGGAGCGGGTACGCGAAAAACCTTCTAGTGATGGAGATTATGTTATCTTCTTCGCATACTTGTCCCACTTAGTCATGGGTTAATCAATGCTTTAACCCTTCTTACTGGGAGGACTAACGTACGCTATCAGGCCTTATAATCAGGCCGTAGGCGTCGCGACCTCTAAGGGCCCCCTTCAGTTATCAGGCCTAGCAATCAGGCCTTATAATCGGGAAGATTAGACTCTTGAAGTTAGCAAAGCAAGTGCAAAGTCAGCTTGATGATTTGCTAAAGGCGAATTTGCAGGGCCTCAAGAATGTGTCTCAGAAGCGGAGTAAATGGTGGCCCCGAATGAACTGCAGCATCCTATGTGGGTACACCGGCGACATGGCCAGGCCACACCTCAGTTGCCTGTTCTGCAGGATCCGACGGTTCTTCTATGGGAAGATGGACCCGAAAAAATACCATTATAACAGGATTATGAGAATTGTCATGCCAGCCGATCAGACAACATATGTCTTGCTGATCGACAATAAGCGGCGCAACGGAACTGTTAAAGGTGCAATTCTCAAGCGGCTGCTAACAATCTGCGAGTACCTGGCGAATTGACATGACTGAGTTTGATAAGGAACGGAAAGAGCATCCAACGTTTACTGACAAGCAGGTAGAGCAGATAGTGAAGGATCATCAGATGCTTAAGGCCACTGGACTTGATGAGACGCCGAATAGCTGGCGCTACAGAGTTAACGATCCAGCGAAATACGACAAGTTCAGAGTTAAGCCAATCACAACGGGCGTGCAGATCACGTACGCACGCGTGAAGGGCTCAGACCGCTGGGAGATCCAGAACTACATCTTCGACAAGAAGTTCTTCAAGACACCTGAATCCGTGCGCAGCTGGCTTCAACAGCATTTGAAGGCGCAGGCTATCAGTCTCCTCGACCGTAGAGCATGGAACGAGTACAGACGGCGAAGCCTTGCTGTCTTCGCTGAGAAGGCAACTATCAGCTAATAGTCAACATTCTTGCCCCGGGGCAAGTATGTAGCGTGCCAATGGTCAGGCCTTGCAATTTCAACCTCAGTCCATTCTTCACCCGGGTGAAGTATGTTAAATTTCTACATCATGGTCATGGAGTTGATGTTATGAGCTACCTATTCGGATTCTCGAGCGCAGTGGATCCTGCCCTAGAAAGGGCTATGCAGCAGCGAGAGAAAAAATACGGGTACAAGAGAGGTTCAAACGCTAGCTTCACGAAGCCTAAAGACTACGTGAACATCACTGAGAGTAAATTCGCGGATCCTGTCGGCTACAATTATCCGATAGACGACACGCACGTTCGCGCAGCACTCGCGTACTGGAGCCACATGGAACACAGAAAAGCCTACGGGCCTGGTGCTCGCAGCTTCATAACTGAGCGCATCATCCGAGCAGCGCTAGCAGCAGGCATTACCGTTAGCTATCAGGCCGATGACCCTGACTACAGGAAGCTTCCTAAGGTTCTGAAGAAGAGGATGCAGGGCTACGGCGCCAAGAAGAGCATGCTCGAGGACTATCAGGCGTTCAGCGCACTTCAAAGTCAGGCTAGAATAGGATTCATGAAAGGTGCATGATGTGCAACTGAAATATTTTGTTCCGTTCAAGGCGCAGGTCGGCCAAGAAGCAGATCTGGCTCTGAAAGAGAAGCTGCTGAACATTGAAGGCGTAGCTATCGACACAAGCGTTAACAGTAACAAGTGGCAAGTTCCCGAAGAGGATCTGGACTTTTTCGTAAGCAGCCTTCAGGGTGCACAGCTCCGTGTTGACCATGCCGAAAGCGCTATGGCCGTTATAGGCAAGGTTCCTGAAGCCAAAAGAGTAGGCCAGACAGCACTCTTCAGAGCCGAGATCGGCGATCAGGCAATAATCGAGAAAGTCCTAAGAGGTTATCTGACTCACGTTAGCGTCCAAGTTGACAGTGACCAGGTAGAATGCAGCAAGTGCCACAAGCCCACCAGAAAAGAAGGTATGCTCATCCACCTCTGCCCTGACGCCTGGGAGATAGTTCACAAACCCAAAGTCAGAGAGCTCAGCATCGTTGCGAGCCCAGCCTACAAGAACACTGAGTTCAAACCGGTAGGCTTCGCGGCTGCAATGAGTGAGGGCCAAGAAAAAGCACTGAACGCATTTCAGCGCAGTTGCCTCGCGAAGCAGCTTCTCGCTGTTCGCCTAAACTTGGCATCTCAAAGTTTACAGTCATCTAAAAATGACGAAGATGTGGGTTCTAGACGAGAGTCGCAAGAACCTGAAAACAAAAAGAACGAAGCAAAGGAGGTGAAACCTTTGTCTGAAGAAAACGCTCAGGCGAAGGCTTCTCCACATCAAGCACAAGGCGTAGTTAACGTGGCTCCTGGAGAGGGGCCAGCAAAGCAGGTAACATACGAGGAAATGCAGAATCAACTCAAAACTCTAAGCGATCAACTGATGAAAGCAGAAGGGGCAGAAATCGACGCTCTTGGAAAGAAGGTTGCTGAGTTAGAATCTGAAATCGGAAAACGCGCAACGAAAGTCGGCCTCACCAGAAAACTCACGGAACTATCGAAAAAACTCAGTGAAAGCGCAGCTGACGCGCAAGAAGATGCTAAGAAGAAGGGCGAAGATGGCGATGCTGAAGACTTACCTGGACGTCCCAAGGGGCCGAAGGGTCCGGACCAAGCTGAGACTGCAGAGTCAGCGGGAAAGGCGACGGGTAAAGGCCTAGTCTCGACTGAAGAGATGGATCAAGAGCAGAACGGTCCGTCTGCGCCATGGTTCAAAGACCTTCTGAAAGCTAACGCTGCGATGGGCAAGAGCGGACGCACAAGCTTCTCAGGATAAAAGGGTGATTCATTATGAGCGATACTTTTGAAGGAACATCACCGCACATCAGCGACAGGTACATCACCCGGGAAATCGCGGGCGAAGCACTCACAATGGGCCAAGTTGTCGAGCATTCTGCTGATCAAACCGTAATAAAGCCCGCTACAAACCCAAGCCTCAAGCGCTGCGGCATATGTATCACGTCAGCAGCAATCGGCAAGTCAGTCAGCGTCCTCTGGAGAGGGAGAGCACGTGCAAAAGCTTACGGAACAATCACTGCCGGCGACATTATCGTTTCAGGACCAGGCGGAACCATCCAGACACAAGCAGCAGCGACAGCAACAGACTGCACCACAAGCGCTGGCACCGCGCTGAGCATCAACCAGAACCGCGCGCACATGGGCTTCGCTGACATTGGCGCGGCAAGCGGCGGCTCAGCAGTCATCTTCCTGATATAGGTGATATGACATGAGCATGCAAAGAGACGCTTTTACATGGGTTGACACTGGCGCAGTAGCGTATCCAGCTCTACATAAGAAAATCATCGAGCTAACAATGCCATCGCTTCTCGTGAAGCAACTGTTTCCAGAGTTCCCGCTTGTAGCTGGGAAAACAGCAACATTCTTGAAAGAAGCAGGATCCAGAAGCGCAGCAATTTCGGAAATCAGCGAGGGCGTCGAAATCCCCATGGACTTTACGCCGCTAAGCTACGTTACGGTCACGCCCTACAAGAAGGGCCTCAGAGAGCGAGTAACCCGCGAGAACATTGAAGACCTGTACATCCCAGTGATCGAGCAGCAGATGCGAAGGCTCGCAAGACGTATGGCCTACACGATCGACCTTGACTGCCTCACCGTCATCGGCAACGGCGCAGGAATCAGCAGTGCAGGCACAGGCTGGAGCATGGGCGCAACGGGCACACGTTTCCAAGTGTCAGCAGGCACAGCCTACGGGCTCGGCCAGGAAGACATTCTCTGGGCCAAAAGCTACATCGAGAGCAAGAGCTTCAAGCCCACACACATCATCGTGAACCCAATAAACGCGCGAGACCTCTACGAGCTGCCAATGTTCAGC